AATCAGTGAAAAAAGCGAAAAGAATTGCAAGTGATAATAATGTGGATGTTACCATTTGTGATGTGAATCTTCCGGATGGGAATGGACTGGAATTTGTAAGGTGGATGAGATGCAATTATAATAGAAACTTACCATGGTCTAACCACTTCTAAACCCCTGCAATTACGCTGTTTTCAGAGTAGTTAGAAGCGAATAGATGCCGAGAAATATAGGTAACTCGTGCATTATTTCTATACTACTCCTACATCTATATTCCTACACAAAGTCAGCCTCTTCGTTGTGCTGAGTGCCTTTATTGGTGCTCCCACTTCGGGGAGGCTTTTCTTTGTTTTTACAAGCTATTTTATTTTTTCGATTTCGTCTTTCAGCCACTCAAATTCTCTTTGAGTATAAACCTTTTCGGTGATGTCAGAGATCTTGTGACCGACCATATATTTGATTGCATACTCATCGACACCGTACTTCTTAGCCATCGTCACAAAATGTTTACGACCATCATGCGGTCTATGCTCGGGGTTCAAATTCAATTCATCTCGAATCATACAGAATCCTTTTTGGTATCGAGCATAAGTAAGTGCAGTGTTTTTGCTGCGAGCAGTCGGATTAACATAATTGAGCAGATACAGACTTCCAAGTTCCTGAGCCTCTTTATATTTTCGCTCAACCAAATGACGGATCTTCGAGTGAATAGGAACAACACGATCTGTGCCAGCATCAGTTTTAATACCGCCTCGGAAAGTCCAGCTTTCCAAATCCACATTTTTTAATTCCAGCAAACCAAGTTCTTGGGGGCGCCAACCAGAATAGCACTGGATGAGCAGAACGTCTACAAGCATTTTATCATCAGCGTGTTTCCAAAGCAAGTCCATCTCTTCGTCCGTAAAAGGAATATATGATTAGTGATAACCAATCAATCTGCCCAAAGTGCGGAGGGCAGCTTAAATACTACGATCATGTTCAAAGATTGGTACGGACGAAATTCGGCAACAAAAAATGGGTAGCTATCAGAAGACTTCGGTGCTGTAAATGCCATGCAGTTCATCGAGAGCTTCCTGACTTTATATTTCCGTATAAACAGTATGAATCGGACATTATTATCGGCGTTCTTGAAGGTCTTATTACTTGTGAGACTTTAGGGTTTGAAGATTATCCTTGCGAAATGACAATGATTCGTTGGCGCTTGTTTCCACCGAGGTTGTTTTTACTAACAGCCGTTCCTAACCTAAAATAGCGGTTGAAAGGAGGCAAACGCCAATGGAAGAAATTATATTTGCATCGGGGTCTGTCCCGGTAGCAGTTGCAGCACGAGTCTACGGGAAAGACGCATCCTGGATTCGAGCCGGCATCGTATCTGGGTGGCTACCGATCGGAAAAGCTACTCGGAGTGGGAAGCTCATTACGAATTTAGAGGAAATGAACTCTAAGTACGGACGCATCAACTTTTATATTTCGCCTAAGCTCCTCTGGCAGGAGACCGGCTATATATGGAGGGGTGAACGCACATGAGTACGTTGATACGACCGGAACTTTCCGAAACTAATCGTTACTGGATCGAGAAACACCGCTATTACGAATTGAAGCATTTCTGCTTACAGTACCCATTATGGCGTCATGCGTACAATTCGTTAATAGACTATCCGTGTTCATGGCCACAATTGGTTCCGCCCTGTAAAACGAATGTTGTTAGCGATCCCATTACCAAGCATATTGATGAGAGGATGTACTATGCCGACCGCATGAAGATGGTGGAACAGGTTGCAAAAGAAACGGACGAAGAGCTTTCGTGTTATATTTTGGAAGCTATAACGGAGGGTATTTCATATGACCATTTGAAAGCCAGAACCGGTATCCCATGTTGCAAGGATGTTTATTACGACTTGTACAGACGGTTTTTCTGGCTGCTTAGTAAGGAGAGACAGTAATGAAGATTGTAGATATTGCAGTGAAAAAAGTCTATCGCTTCAACTGCCCGAATTGCCAGAGTAGGCTTGAAGCCGACAGCAGTGAGCTGACAGACATCGGAGGCAAAGTAAGCAAGTTCTATTGCCCCGTATGCCGTAAAGACCGATATATAACCTGGTCTGACTTACGGAAGAAGATCGTCTACGAGGGTTCGCAAGAATAACAGTGTCCTTTATGGAGAAGTGAGAGCTGATGCACTATTGGATAGCTTCAAACTTTGGGGTGAACAGATCTTTGGTTGGTACTATTTTGTTGAGCGAAGCGTGTATCAGCCGAATCCAGATGGTCATGGTGGGCATTATGTTCGCAAGAATGTGAAAAAAAGGTTGATTAACAAGCAGTATCTTTATGTCCAAAATTATTTGGGATAAAACTGGCGAGCGCCTGTATGAAACCGGCTGTGACCATGGCGTTCTCTATCCGATGCAGACCAGCGGCGTTTACAATAAGGGTGTTGCATGGAACGGTCTGACTGCCGTTACTGAGAGTCCTTCCGGCGCTGAGGCTTCCCCGATTTACGCCGACAACATCAAGTATGTGAACCTGGTTTCCAACGAAGAGTTTGGTGCCACCGTCGAGGCATATATGTATCCTGATGAGTTTGCCGAATGCGATGGTTCCGTCGAGATCATGCCGGGTATGTATGCCGGTCAGCAGTCTCGTAAGACTTTCGGTCTGGCATATCGTACTATTCTGGGTAACGATACCGATCTGAACGATTACGGCTATAAGCTGCATCTGGTTTACGGTTGTCTGGCTGCTCCTTCTGAGAAGGGCTACAGCACTGTCAACGACAGTCCTGAGGCAGCTACTCTGTCTTGGGAAATCAGCACCACGCCTGTCTCCATCAACAAGCTGGTCAATGGCAAGAAGCTGAAGCCGACTGCTACCCTGACCTTTGACTCCACCAAGTTTAGTGCCGAGTTTATGACTCAGCTGGAAGAGATCCTGTACGGTAAAGACCCGACTACCGATGGCGGTAATGACGGCGTCGAGCCTCGTCTGCCTCTGCCTGATGAGATTATTGAACTGTTCGATAAGACTCTGAATCCGCAGGGCTAATATGTAGAATCATGGAGCCGTATTCAGGTAAGCTGGCGGCTCCTATTTTTTTTATTTGAAAGGAGAAAATTTCAATGACTAAGGAAACTATCACTTATACCGATCTGAACGGCGTTCAGAGAACTGAAGATTTTTATTTCGACCTGTCCAAGCCTGAAATCGTAAAAATGCAGGCCAGCGCCAAGGGCGGCTACGATGTTCAGCTCAAGAGTATCGCTGCCAGTCCGAATGGGGCTCTTATCATGGAGTTCTTCGAGAACTTTATTAAGACCGCTTATGGTGAGAAGAGCGATGACGGCAGACGCTTCATGAAGTCCGAGGAAATTTCCAGAGGCTTTATGGAAACTCCCGCTTATGAGGTGCTGTTCGAGAAGCTTGTCACCGATGCAGGTGCTGCATCCGAATTTGTCAACCGTGTGATGCGCGCCAACGGCAATAAGCAGGCTGCGCCCATCGCATCCAATTAAAGAAAACTCGGAGGACTAAGGAATGCTGAAAATTACTGTGCCGGCTGCCGAGTTTTGGGATGAAATCCATGAGGAATTTGTCTACAAGAAAGAGCAGACTTTGCAGTTGGAGCATTCCTTGGTCTCTCTTTCAAAATGGGAAAGTAAATGGAACAAGGCATTTCTCGGAAAACAAGAAAAAACCGATGAGGAAATTCTTGATTATGTACGATGCATGACCTTGACCCAAAATGTCGATCCCGAAGTATATACTCGGCTGTCTGCTGAAAACTACGCCGCTATCAACGCATATATCGAAGCGCCGATGACCGCTACTTGCCTTATTGAGGACAAGCAGGCCAGAGGGCACAAAGAAACGGTTACATCGGAGCTTATTTACTACTGGATGATTTCTTATAACATTCCTGTGGAGTTCCAAAAATGGCATTTGAACAGGCTGTTGACCCTTATACGGGTATGTAATGTCAAGAACTCACCGCCTAAGCAGGATTGCATATAGCAATGACAAAAGGAACAGGACAAGAAGTATACTGATTATGATGGCAATCTGTCTGACCACGATGCTGCTTGTTATCATCAGTACTGTGGGAAATGGGGTAGTTCGTTTACAGAAAAGTCAGGCGGCAGGATCATATGGAAGCAACTACGGTCTGTTTATCGCCGCAGATGGTACGCAATTAAAAGAAGTGGAACGCAGAGCTGAGATATCTGATATCGGCATCATGTGTACGGAGGGCATCCTGAAAGGAAATGAAAATGGCGGCTTTGTCAGT